CTTGCCGGTTTCGTAGTTCACCCAGGTCGCCCTGGTGCGCTGCATCCCCTTAGTGTAGGGCTCAGAAACGGTCTGCTCCTGGCTCCATCCCATCTCTTCTCTCGCCTGCCTCAGTCGCTTGTAGTTAAATGTGCTTGGTTTCATATGCCCAAATATTACAGTAAAGCACTTTATTGTGCAAGCTTTTTTTTACAATGTTTTTGATGCTTCAATCCTGACCTCTGATGCTACGATTAGAACATGAGCACACAAAACAATTTCTCCTCGTATTTAAAAACGTTGTTGGACCTCTACAATAAAAAGCCAGCGGATCTCGCAAAGGGTTTGCGCGTCTCGGGTTCATACCTCACCGAGATATTTCGAGGTCGCAGTAAACCGTTCACAATGGACCGATGCGAGCAGGCCGCTGTGTATCTGGGATTAAAAGCTGATGAGAAAAAAAAGCTTATCAGTCTGGCTTTAATGGAACGCTCGCCCGAAGAGTTCAGATCTATATTAAAAAGAAGTTTCGGACAAAAACAGGAGATCATCCAGCTCTCCGAAGATTCACAGGACTACGCCAAGGTTCCGATTCTCGGAAAGTGCCCAGCATCTCCGAAGGTGTGGGTGGCAGATGAAATAGAGTCCTGGCATTATTTCCCCAAGCAGCTCGTTAAGGGGCGTCGGCTTTATCTCTTAAGAGCTCATGGGGATTCAATGAACCGCGCCGGCATCGATGACCAGGATCTCGTCATAGTGGATGCTGGAAAACACCCGGTCAACGGCAACATCGTCGTCGTCTGCATAGATCATGAATACACCATGAAGCGGTTTTATAAATCGGGTGACTCAGTGACATTGATGCCTGACTCGTTAAATCAACACCACTCCCCCATCACCTTTGACCTGGACACCTGCGAGATGAGCTTGCGGGGCGTGGTCGAAGCAGTGCACTATAAAAAACTGAGGTAGGTTGTGGAAGTCATACTGTATTTAATGTCGATACTCTCATTTTTGTCCGGTGTCGCTATCGGCTTATTTGCGACCACGATATTTCAGCAAGTCGTGTCCGGCATCTCATTTGTCACAGCTGCCGTGCTGTTCTCTGGCGCGGCCATCGTACAGGCCATCCATGGCACGCAGAAGACCAACCAACCGACTAAAAACCAATAGCGAGATCCCGCACGAGGTTAGGGCCCAGATATTCCGATGGGCGCATGAGCATCTGTTTGAGCAGGACCACCAGGCGCCGGCAGGCGAGCTTGAGATAAACCTCTGTGGTGTCTATGAGAAAAATGAGTGCTTCCTCACCCATGAGGGTCAAGACTACTACGTCCTGGGTCAAAAGTTCCGCGGGGACACCGAGATCCAAATTAAGCTTTTAAGGAACCTGACCGACCTGCCGGTGATGCTCCCCGCCGCCATCCCGCGGGACATCTTGCGGCGCCTTAATGAAAGATAACCTAGCGCCAGTCTTCTGCGCCATCTACGCCCGCTATTCGTCCGAGCAGCAGCGTGACTCCTTCTCTATCGACATGCAGCTCAGAGAGTGCAAGTCCTTTGCTGAGAAGAACGGCTGGAAGGTCCGCGAGATCTATGTCGACGAGGCCAAGTCAGGCTTCACATCAGCCGACGGCCGCGACGCCTTCCAGCGGATGTTCGCGGACGTCATCAAAAAGCCTCCGCCCTTCCAGGCCGTCTTAGTCCACAAGTCAGACCGATTCGCGCGTAACCGTGAAGACGCGATCAAATACAAGGCCATCTTAAAGCAGAACGGCGTGAAGTTCTGGAGCGCCACCGAGGGCATCGGCCGCGGCGACATCACCGAGGTCATCCTTGAGGGTATGCTCGACTCGATAGCTGAGTTTTATTCCTTGCAGCTGAAGCAGCGCGTGGCGTCAGGAATGGCTGAGGCCGCCAGGCGCGGCTACTTCACCGGCGGGCATAAGCCCTACGGCTACACCACTGAGCAGATCCAGACCGACCGCGGCCTCAAGCAGAAGCTAGTCATTCACGAGGCTGAGGCCAAGGTTGTCAGAGACATCTTCAAGAGGTACGTCTCAGGGCAGGGTGCCGGCGTGATCTGCCACTACCTGAACCAAAATGGCTTTAAGACGCGCACCGGCTACATGTGGACTCGAAACGTGATCCTCTACATGCTGAAGCTCGAGCGGTACTGCGGCGATTCGATCTTCGGCCGGACGGTCGAGGCTTCACGGGATGGCTTCCAGCCCATCGTGGTGCGCGGCGCCCACCCGGCGATCATCGACCGTAAGACATTCGACAGGGCCCAAGAGCTTATGAAGCAGCGGGAGACTAAGGCCGAAGTCAGCCCGGTGCGGGTCAGCGACTATCTGTTCTCGGGGGTCTTATGGTGCGCTCTCTGCGGCGGCCGTTTCGTTGGCGAGAGCGGCAAGTCGCACACCGGCAAGCTTTATAGGTATTACGTCTGCGGCCGGATCAACCGATCTGGTAGTACAGCCTGCAAGCAGCCGAAGTTTAACGCGGCTCGGTTTGAGGAGGTGATCCTAGACCATGTGCAGGAGCACATCAAAAAACCCGACTTTATCCTGGCTAGGATCCGAGAGTTTTCAAAGATGGCCGCCAGCATGGCCGGACAGCACGAAAAGCGAGCCCAGAAGGTCAGGGCCGCCATCCAGCAGCTTGATATAAAGCGCAACAGGCTCATCCAGGCGGTCGCTGACGGCGTCGGCATCAGCCAGGCCGACATCGAGCCAACGATGCGCGATTTGACCGCCCAGAAGGCATTACAGCAGCTTGAGCTCGCCAACCTAGAACGTTTGGCCGCCTATCAGCCGATCAAGCCATCTCGGGCCGAGATTCAGGCCTGGGTCGGGTGTTTTGTGGATATCCTCAAGGGCGGGAATAAGGTGCAGGTGCAAAGCTTTGTCAGCAAGGTGGTGGTGGGGTCCGAGTCTGTGGAGGTCACCTATAACCCAGAACTCACCAAGGCCAAGGACCAGATCCTCATGGGTAAAACGGGCGGCAGGGGTAGGGTTCGTCCAACACGAGAATGGTTGGGGAAGTCCAACAGCACACGAACCTTTGAAAGCATGTCACAAGCGGTCGGCGTCCAGGTCTTCCGGGTGCCTTTAGAGAGCTTTACCCAGAGAAGTCTCGCCCGTTTACTATAAAACGGCCCTTCACGATGTTCACAAAGGCCTTGGTGAAGTCGCCGTCCGGCCGGGTGTAGATGTACATGAACCCATGCACCCAGTCGATGGGCGGCTTATTGCGGAGGTAAGCCAGGTCAAAGCGGCTAAGGGTGCCGATGGTCTCAGATTCGATTGGGTTCATTTTGTGATCCATGCAGCCAGACACCTGGTGTCGGTGAGTGTGGCCGAAGAGGACGTTCTTGCCGGGGAAGCAGGAGGCCTCCTTCGCGGCGGCGTTGCTCTTCCCGACCGACCAGCCGTGGGTGTAGACCAGCTTCCCGAGTTTAAACTGCTCGCCGTACTCGCACCACTTCCAGCCGTGGCGCTTGTCCAGCCTGTATTCCTGAGCCCACGACTCCTTCCACTCGACGGCTGCGCGCGCGATCTTGTCGGGTGTGAACATGTGCCTGGCCTTAGCCTGGTGGTATCGGTCCTCATGATTCCCGCCGACCATGTATTTTTTGCAAGTTTTCGGCAGGATCCGGTCGATGGTGTCGAGCATTTCATTGGCGGCTTCGACTTCGCGCTTCATGGTGATGTAATGCTTGGGGTGATGGAGGTCGAAGCGGGAGAGGCTGTCCCAGTCGCAGAAGTCGCCTAGGGAGATAAAGACGTCTGGCTTCCAGTATTTCGCGAACTTTAAGACCGCCCTCACGCTTGGCGCGTGGTGGTTGGGTATGTGCGCGTCCGGTATGACCAGAGTCTTGTGAAATTTCACTATTAACGCATCCCCTTATAACTCCTGGACGGTGAGCAGATGGCGGCCTTTGGTAAAGGATGAGCTGCCGTGCACCTTGTAGCGCAAGATGATGGTGTGCGTGCCGGCGGCCAGGGTTTTCACATAGGTAGCGCTGGAACCATGAGAGTAACCGCTCAACGGGCCACCGTTAAGGTGCTCACTGCCGGCCTCGTCTGAACCGTCGATGCTAAGGCCTAAATAAAACCCGGTGACTGCGTTTGTAATACTCGCAGCGGTGGAAGCCAGCCGATACTCGAACCGCACGGGCCGACCCGATGTGTAGATTTTCACCGTGCTGACGTTGACGTCTGTGTATGACGTCTGGTCAATGGTTTGAGATGTGGCGTCAGTAATTGTCACTTGGTTCGGCACATATCGACCGTTCCGCATAATGTTGCCGACGTACTCGCTAGTGACATCAAGCGCTCCGGCTGATTCGTTATAAAACCACCCGATGAGCTCGAAATTGGTGAGGCCTGTAGGTGAACTGGCCGAAGCTGAAAACTTCACCGTGAAAGTGGTGGCCGCTGAGTCGGCTACGGCGTAAACGTAATAATAGGTGTCATCCGCCATGGACCCTGTGTCGAGGTTGGATGATGTCACCGTGGTGCTGCTGGTATTGCGCCGCATCAAGCGATTGGTCTGTCCAGCGTTCTTAATCGCTACAGCACCGGCCGAGACGCTGAGGGTACTGGCTGACGCCTTGGTCACGATCGGCACGGCTGTATTGCACAAGTAGTCCAAGACATCCGACGACCAGGACGCGCCTTTGCCGTTAGAACCCATAAACGTCTGGGTGGAAGTGATCGGGACGTAAGAGTTGTTGACGTCATCAGCCTGGATGATGTCGATACCATCCTGGAGCGCGGTCTTGTTGTCGACTGATGTGGGGTATGTAGAGCTGCCTGCCATGGTGTTCTCCTTTAAAGTTGCCTTTGCCTTGCGCTGTTCAATGTGTTCTCGATGCGCTTCATCTCAGCTGATGCACGCGAAAAGCCTATCGACACTCCCAGGGTGAGGTCGGCGTGGACACGACCGTCCTCGGGGCTCATCGAGTAAATGATGCGCTCGACCTGGTCGCGCCGCTGCCCACCATAGAGCTGACCCGAACCGGAGTTCAAGGCGGTGCCGTAATATTTATTTGAGCCGCTGTGTCCTGTGGTGCCATACTTGGCCGCTGTCTGCGTGGCGTCGTGATCCACGATTGAGACGGCGCCTATAGGGAGAGACGCCTCGAAGCGGTCGGCGATGTTCTTGAGCGACACCGTGAGCTGCCTCTGCGGGATAGCCTTCTGCCTCAGCAGGTTTGAGATGTATTTGTTGGCGACTGAGCCGGTGACAATGGCGCCGTTCGAAACGATATCCTCGCGCCGGCCGAAACGGTTGATGCTGTCTTGTGCGAGTCCGTAGGCGGTAAACGTGACGCCGTCGCCATTGTCCCCGCCCTCGAGGAAAATGTAATTTGCCAAGCCCTTAAAGTCGACCTTCTCAGAGAGGTTGGCGATGCGGTCGCCAACGTAATACTTCTTGGAAGCCGTATAAACCGGATTTCTCCAGTAAAAGTTCAGGCTCGCGTCGACCCCATATTCGACGCCGCCGGCGAGGTCGAAGCAGGTCCTCAGTGCTTCCTTCACCGAAGACTTAAACTCGAGGGTGTCAGCAACAAAGTCCGAGGCGTCCACCGTCCCAAGGGCGATGTCGGAGTTGGGCACGATAAAGGTGTTGATGAGATCGGTCACCGTGAGGCTGATCTCGGAGCTTGAATAAACCTTTTGACCGCCTGAATCATGGGCCACGACTCGGTCCATCCAGCCGAAGTAACCCATACACTCCACGCGGATCGTGCCCTTGGACCCGCCGGACAATAGCGGCGTCCAGGTCTCCACATAGCCCCGATACCAGAGCGTGGCGGTGGTCCCGCCGGCGTCCGGCAGGTAGATCCTAATGTCGTCATCGGCGTCGATAGTGAAACGCAGATAGTCTCCGGGCACCTCAAAGGTGCACCGGCCGCAGCCGCCCACCCGGTTCCACTCCCACGAGACGTTCACCGCAAGGTGCTCGAGGCGCTGCTTTAAGCGGAACGCGCTGTCCCTCAGTTCGATGGCGTACTTGTTGGGCGTGACGGTTGGCATTTATCGGTTCGTCTCTCTGAAGGCAAGCGCAAGCACAGCACCGGACCGGGCGCAGGTGAGCTTCAGCGTGTTGTTGCCTGGGTTTAAGGTGATGAAGTCACCGTAGAAGTTTGAGAAGTCGGACGTGCTGTCGTTTGTGACGACGAGGTCGACATTGTCCACGCGATTATTCACCACAAGCGCCTTGGACGCGCCTACCGTGCCGCGGTACTGGAACGTCTCGCCTGTGGTGGTGTTGTCGACCCTGATATCATCGACAATCGACCCGCCGGCGTCAGACGTCACGGTGACCTTAAGCCGAGCCGGCGCTGTGCCTGGGTTGTTCACCGTAAAGCCCACGCCTGTGGTCCACGCCGGCGTTGAGCTTGTGAGCGTATTTGAAACCCAAAACGGGTAAGAAATGGCGAGCTCGAGCGAGAACTTGAGGAACGTCCTGATGGTCACGACCTCATAAGAGAAAGACTTGTATTGCCCCTTGAGGTAATAGTCGTCATCGGTGGTGAACTTCTGCTCGGAAGACGACTCGATGGCGTTCTTGAGCGCGTTCAAAGCCGTGCGGAGCGCGTCGTGGTTGGCGGCCGCGATGGACCCGCGGAGGCGCACGGTGATGTCCTTGCGCTTGGTGATGGGTATCACCGCCCCGTCCGCCTTGGGGATATCGAACTCCTGCAGGGTTTTGTTGACGGCGATATTAATGGACTCGATGGCGATGCCGTTGGTCGAATCCAGATCAAACGTCCCCAGGTTAATGTCGACTTCGTTTGCCATTAAATTCTCCGCCTTTCATTGTCGATGTATTCCGAGACGTAACTCGCCATCTCGCGGGCCACGCTCCTGGCCGACTCTTCGGTCGTAATGACCGGGCTGTTGAGCGTGATGTAAATGTTGGTCTCGCCCAGGCCGCCGCTCTTACCGTTGGGGATCACGTCAGAGCCGGCCGGCAGCCGGACGAGCTCAGGGCCGCGCTCACCTACGACCGCGAGGCCGCCTGAGAAGTTGGTGACGCCGCCGGCGAAGCCAGGCACCTGGATCTGGACGTTTGACGCCTGGAGGGCTTTCTCTGCCGCGCCGATCTGCGACAAGGCGTTCGCGGCGTTCACCGCTACGACGGCAAGCTTCACCCCTGCCGTGATAGCGTCCAACGGGTTTACCGCAGCCTTGATGGCGATGATGGCCTGGGCGGCTGCCACAGCGGCCTGCAATACGACGGCGATGGCCTTGAGACCCGATGAGCCGGTCGCCACAGCGAGCGAGTTTGCTAGGTCAGCTGACGCCGACACCAGAGCAAGCTCCTTCTGGATCCGCGCCTGCATGATCTTGAGGTTGGCCTCAGCCTTGGCCTTCTCGAGGTTCTTTTCGGCCTCAACCAGGGCCACTTTGTACTGAAACAGCTTGGCTTGGGTCGCCGCGTCGAGGTTTGCGACCTTCTGGAATGTGGAGATCTGGTCCTCGGCGCGCATGATGTCGCGCTGGGTCTGCTCGTTCTTGATGATCTCGCCCTGGATGGAGTTGGAGATAAGGCCTTGAGTCTTTGAATCCAGGAAGAAGTCGTCCACGGCCTTGAGCCGGGCCTTGCGCTCTACCTCGGCCTGTTCTTGGTCGGCCATCACCCTGTCGGCTGCTTCCTTGGCGGCGTCGGCAGCTGCCTGGGCGTCGGCCTTATTTTTATCCACCGAGCCGAACATTTGCGAGGCGATGCTCTGGCCGGCTGCCTTCTTACCTAAGCTCTCACCAAGGACTTGACCAAGCCCGGCAGGTCCGCCGATCACCATCTTGCCGATGTTTTGCATGGTGCCTGCGAGTGCGGTGAAAAGCGCATCCGGGTGTTGCTCGCGGATCTCGGCGATAGCCTTGGCAAACCCAAGCGTCTCGGCGGTCATCGCCTGCATCCCCTTTGTGATGCCAGGCTCCTTCACGACAAAGTTGCCGAGCTCCTTCAGCACGTCATTGATTGCATGACCCAGCTGCTCCTGGGCGCCTTTAAAGCTATTGGTATCAGCCAGAGCCGACCCACCCATGCGGTCGCCGATGAACTTAAGCGCGGCCTCGAACTTCTCGGACTTGCTCAGGTTCTCGTCGAGCACGATGCCGTAACGGCCCAAGGCGGCCGTCTCGCCGGCTGCGGCCTTTGCCAGTAACATGGAAGCCTGCTCGAGGTCGATTCCGGTGGCTGATGCGAGGTCCAGCGTGGCCTGGGTCACCCGCTTCATCTGCGATGGGACGACGTTGCCGATCGTGACCAAGCGCTGCTGGACGGCAAGGATGGCGTCGTCGGCGAAGCGGGAGTTCCGCTGCATCTCGGAAGCCATCTCCTGATACTGCCGGCCGACCATCGCGGACGTGAAGCCTTGAAGCTTGAGGGCGTTGTTGAGCCGGTTGACCGCCTGCTCTTGCTCTGCCGCCTGGTTCACGGCCTCCTTCATAATGTCGACCACAAGCCCAATGGCCTTCTCCGCTGCTTCCAAAGACACGCTGGCAGCGATGAAGCCGCCGGCGATGGACTCGGTCGTCCGATTAGACGCGGACTCGACCTGGCCCATCGCGGTTTTAAGCTTCGCCAGCGCGTCCTTGTCGTTCAGCAGGAGGTCAATTTGAATTTGATTGGCTGACATTATTTTTACTCGCTTCTACTCGGTCGATGATTTCGAACGCATCCATGAGCACCGGGCTCTGATCCATCACCCCGCCGCCCCACGGCAGGAAGCCCATCTTGAACAGCCTGTGGAGCTTTATGAGCTGAAACACCTCTGGGGTCTTCGTGACCGTGCAGTAAGGGCACCGGCGCACTTCGACCCCTAAGATGTCCATCCACTGATATTCGGGCAGGTCACTGGTGCAGCCCATGACCTCCTGGGTTTTAGCATCGGCGGCCCTACAGTCGTTTTTGAATAACGACTGCCCCATGTAGGCCGCCACTATTAGTTTTTTGCCGTCCTCCCGTCGAGGTAGTTATATTCGGACACTGCCTTCGCTAGGGCGGACAAAAGCTCGACCGTGGCGCAGTACACCGCCATGGTGTCCTCTGAGACCACGTCATATTCCTGACCGCAGAACTGCTCTTTCTGGGTCATGAACCTCGCCTCTGAGCCGTCCTGAAAGGCGAGTCCGGCGTGGCTCTTCACGCCCCAGCGCACGAACTCGTAGTTTTGCCTGAGGAGCACCCGGATCTCTTCCGTGGTGCGCTTATCGCCGGCTACAAAGGTCGACGCCTCAAGCTCCGTCCGCTTACCGTAAGGGATGATCCCGACGGTAAACGTCCCACCCATAACCTCGACGGTCTTGGTGGCCTTTGGGTTTACGACCTGCATCATGTTTGACCTCTCCTTTTAATTCTAGGTTAGGGCGATGGACAGTTCGTCGCCACCCGAGCTGCGATCCAGCTCGAACTCGATCTCGAACGTGTCGATGCCGTTGTTGCTGCCGGGCTTGACGCTCACCACGGTGCAGACCGGCGCCGTGATGGTGGCGATGTTGCCGGCCGTGGCGCCGATCACGATGCTCAGGGCCTTCGTGGTCCCGGCGTTCATATAGGACCAGAAGTCGGCGTTCGACGTGGCGCGGAGCACCGCGTTGACCGTCATCTTGCCCTTGGGCTTGCGGCCAGTCACCTCGAACGACTGCACGCCGTAGGTGGCGTTCAGGTCGTCGTTGCGGCTGATCTCGTTATTGAGCCCGAGCTCCAGCTTGTCGATCACAGCCGAGTAGGACCCGAACGTGAAGGCCGCGCCGATCGCGGGCACAGGCTTCGTGGTGTCGACCGTGACCGCCGAGGGCAGGGCCACGTCGGTGGGGATGTCGTAGAGACCCTGAAACTCGTACTTGAGCCTGACGATCTTGCCGGCCTCAAAGACGTGTTTCACTTCCCCGCGGCAGCCGACGACCTTGTACAGCAGGCCATCTTTGTAGACGTACAGCGTCACGGAGTCCGTCGGGGTGTCGTCCGGTTTCAAAACGTCCGAGGTCGATGGCGTGTTCGTGTTGAAAAACCCGCAAGCCTTGTGGAGGACGCCCCAGTCGGCGATCGTGCCGGCGGTACCGGAGCCCTTGAGATCCACCTCGAAGGACACCTTGGCTTCACCCATGCCCATGATGGGCTGAAGCGGCGACAGCGTCACGTCGATGGGCCGGCGCTCGTTGGCCTCGCGCTTGATTTCAAGCTCCACGCCATAGACCTGGACCGCATCAGCGGAGGTGGTAGGCGTAGGATCGGTGCCGTAGGCGGACTCGATCTTCGCGAGTAGGATTGATTTTTGGGTCTTCAGGGCCATGTGTGCGTTCTCCTTCGTTATTTAGGACAGGTTGATATCGTCTAAGACCTCGAGCTGAATGGTCGTTTCAAGGTGGTCGTCCACCAGTGCGGTCTCCAGCTTCTTGGTCTTTATCGAAATGCAGTAGCTCGAATAGTTTGTCGGGTTGTTCAGGTACGCGATGATGGTGTCGATCAAATTCTGTGAAACGTCATAATCGAACCGGGCACGCGCGGGCGTGAGCTTAAATCCGAGAGCTATGGTGTACGTCGAGATGGGTCTCACGAGCGTGGCGATGTACTCCGTGCCGGGTCCTTCAAGAGACACCTCGGGGCGCTGGATGCGGAACTTCTTACTGATGGACTGGTCGCTCTCACTCGCAAAATCAAAAACGTCCTGTGATTCGGTAAAGTTCTTAGCGATGAGCATGGTCGCGATGCCGTCACGGATAGTCTGGTAGCCCATCAATTCCCCCTTGCGGCCGCACGCTCGGCCATGGCTGTCTTGCGGTCGAGCGGTGATCTAAGTTCGTTTCTAGACTCGGCGATCTTCTCAGGTATCAAAACGCACTGGCAGTTCTCACGGCATACGCTCCACCCTGACCGTGGCAGGCCTTGGGCCTCCCACTCTTCAAGCGTGGCGATCTCACCGTGCCTGGGTAGGCAGTCGTCACAGGTGTTCACGAGCGCGGCGATCCAAGTGAAGCTGATGTCCGTGCCAAAGCGCTCCAGGTAAGCGTCGGTCGAGATCTTGCCGATCGTGCCTTCAGAGGTAGCCTTGACGGCGCGGCGAAACTCACCAAAGATGCGCCCACCCTCGGCGAGGTCCTTCTCAAGCCCTGCCTGGATATTCGAGTCTGACATCCCGGACGCGCGGAGCTTGTCGACTATCTCATTGAGCGACGCGGTCGTGCGTTGGACGGTGCTCGACAGGCTAATCTCAAGCGACTGCATCTGATTTTGGAAGCGGGATTTAAAATCCTTCTTTTTCATCAGTTGATCCTCACGAGAGAGTTCTTGATGGCCTGACCCATCTTGGCGATGGCCTGGAACTCGGCGCGCTGTGAGATACCAAAAAAATTAAACTTCTTCTTCTTTTTGCCGACGCCCTCTTCTTGGAGGTAATAGGCGATCTTATTCCGGCCGTCGGCGATGCCGATGCGGACGTGGTTCTTGGCGACCTTCTCAGAGAACATAGAGCGGTCGCGCAGCTCCCCGGTGTCCACAAGGGTCTGTCCGCCGGCGCGGCCGCCTGAGAGCCCGGCCTTGAGTAACCCGCCGGCCTTACGGGCCTTAGACCTGGCGTCAGCCTTGGCGGCCTTGGTGGAAGCCTCAAGTTCAGGGAATGGCTTTTGGTCGAAACCCACCGATGTGTTGATGCCAAGGCGAATATCCGGCAGGATGATCTTGTCGGCGATCTCCTTCAACGTTTCCGTGAAGTCGAGATCCGGCGCCTTGAATTTAACCGTGGTTTTGACCTGGATCACAGCTGCCCCTTATTCGCATGTGGGTCGTTTGAGTCCACGAAGGTGATCTTCTTGTCGGCCGCGTCCTTCACCTTCACCTCGTCGGCGAAGCGCAGGCCCTCGTGGGCGGCCTCCTGCGTGAACGTGTACACAGCCACCATGGCGTCCTTGGCGACACGCGCAAGCTCCGCATGAGGGTCTTGCATCAATAATGCAAAATTTATGCCATCGACAGCCGAGAGCGCGGCACCGGACGCCGACTCCTGGATGTCCATGCGGTTGTTGAGGTGTCGGTGGATCACCTGGTCCATGGTTACCTGACCATCCTCAGGTTGCCGGCGGTCTGGTCCTTCTCGGTGGACCCACCGATGGCGCCTGACTCATTCAGGTCGTACTGAAACTGGAGCTTCGAGAACGCGTCCTCATACATGCCGGCGTACCGGTCGCTCAAAGCCGTCCAGACATCGTCCTTCTCGCGGATGAAGTCGGTATAAATGAGCGCGATGGCCTTAAACGCATGGATGTGTTTCAGGTCAGCCGAGTTCATGATGAGCGCCGGCCGGAAGCCCTTGGCGCGGATATCATTCATCATCATGTCCCAGGCGTAGTCGATCTTCGCGCGGTAAGGCTTATAAACGATGTATTTATAGGTCGAGTCGGGCGTGGTCGACCAGTTGGGTGACACCGAGAGCGTGCCGGTGCTCTGCACGAAGTCCGTCACGGTGCGGCGCTGCACGGCGCCTGTCGACGGGTTCATGGCCTCGACCTCGCCGTTGTTGAAGTAGTCGTCTGGGTAGTCCTTGAGGGCGTTCGTGTCCACTAAGGTCGATGAGGTCGCGGAGCCCACAGAGCCCTGCTGGTTCTCGTTCTTGGCGCGCAGATCCCCCTGTAGCGTCAGAATGTCGGTGTCCGTGATGAGCGAGCTCAAGCGGTGCTTCACCACGTCAAAGAGCGTGGTCTCGTATTTGCTGACTGCGCTCACGACATAGGTCCACTCGGCGATGTAGTTCTCGTTCAGCGTCGCCGTCAGTGCCGCCGAAAGCGTGTAGGAGAGCTCGCCCGTGGTGGAGTCGATGGACGTCACGGCGACGGACGACTGGATCGTCGTGCCTCCTGGTTCTTTAATGACCACGGTGGCGGACGCCGGGACGGTCGGCCGGTTGTTCGTGTAGGGCGGCGTGAATTTAACGGCTTCTGTGGAAGATTGGAGAATTTCGAGTTTCATCGGCTGTTACGCCTCCTGATGCGTTCATGATGTTTGCGAGACGGATGACTTCCTGAGTGATCTTCTCGACGATCTCAGGCGTCGCCTTGCGCTTGTTGGCGAGCTCCCACAGACCGATGCCGCGCTCCACCGTCTTTTGAACGGCGACGCGCGGAACGAGTGAGCGGGTGATCTGCGTGCTCATTCGTCACCCAAGTCGAGGCCGAGCACCTCGCCCTTGAACTTGGAAATGGAAGCGGCCGACCGGCGGTCGTTCAGCTTCGAGTAGACTTCCTGAGCCTTCCCCTTCTCCATGTTCTCGAAGAGCGTGTCGCGTTGATTCGAGAACAGCACCTCGTTGACCTCGTAGGCCGAAAGGTGGCCGCAGCTCACGTTCGAGTTCATCCAGATAGGTATGCCAGCCTTCTTCAGCTGCGCACAGAACCACATGTCTTCTGAGACCTGCTTGCCTGGGTTCTTGAGGTCTGGCATGTACTTGAAGAACGGTGCTTCGATGGCGTCGAACACCGACGTCGGCATCATCATGCAGCCGGCGCCGATGACGTCGACCTGGAACACTGAGTTCGGTTCCCAGAAGTCCACCGGTCTCCACCACAGGAGCTGGTTGCCGTCGGCGTCTACCAAGCCCATCTGGGCGAGCTGTTCGCGGAACGGCTCGGAGTTTTTGTCCCAGGCGCCATAATCCCCGAACACCGCACGCCAGGGGTTCTTCTTCACGAAGTACATGCCGGCCGAGACGCAGATAGGGTTCTGGGCCTGCCTGCGCAGAAGCTCCTCATACAGCATTGGGATGGTCTTAGCCGGGAAGGTTTGGTCGGTGTCCATGAACATGATGAAGTCGGCGCCGTAACGCTCGCGCGCGTCGGCCACGGCCATGTTGCGGTTGGCGTCGATCGGGAAATGCGGGCAGACGTAGGGCTTGATGATGATGTTGTGCTTCTCGAGCATGTAATACCAGATCTCACCCGAGAGCGCCGAGAGCATGCTGCCGTAGAACGGCGTCGCGACAGAGCCGCCAGTGATGGGCTGATACACGACCATGATCTTAAAGCCCTTGTCGTGCCAGTCTTTTGACTGCTTCTCGATCTCTGAGAAGTTGACCTGTATTTCTTCTTCCATCTGTAACGGATCCTTGAACCCCATACGTTGACCCCTCCTTTTTTAGGCTCGAAACTTGCAGGTCCTTTTAACCGGATCAGCCGGCGCTCGCCGGCTTGAGGACCTTATGGACCGGTCTGGCAGGAGAGGTCTCGCCTAACCAGAAGCTCTCTCGGATTTCTGGTACTCCGAAATGTCGAAGTGGCGGAGGGGCTTCACTGCCAAAAGTTCCACCTGGATTTCTTCGATCACGTTAAAGTAATGCTTGATCGCGAACGCCTCGTCCTTGAACGTCTCCGTGCCGGCACAGGGCACCTTCACGATCCGCTTGATGTCGAAGTCGCACTTGGGGAAGAGCTGCGACATGGACGTCCCGCGCTTCGCGTTTGACTCGTAAGCCGGATAGTTCAAGAACATGAACGTGTGCTCCGAGATCGCGTGCTTGTGTGTCGGGTCGCCCCATGCCCAGACGTTTGTGTAATACGGGCACTGGACCACAAGCCGCGCGCCGTGCTTCATGACGCGCCAAAGCTCTTCCATTGGCCGGATGAGGTCGTCGCAGTGCTCCCAGACGTGACAAAGACGCACCTCGTCAAACGTGTCGTCGGCGAGCTGTGACAGGTCCTCGAGCGGCGCGACCACGTCCGGGTTGACCTTCGGATTTTGGTCGACGTTGACCCACTTCTCGTCGGTCGTGCTGTTGCGGTAGTCCCTACCGCTGCCTGCGTTCAGGCAAACGATCCTTTTGTCTTCCATGGTTGACCTCTCCTTTTTTAGGCTTCGAACTTAAACGACCGTAACGGAGCTGATTTTTCTCCGCGTCGGTTCGTTCTTTTTGAACTGATCCAAAAACTGCTTTTTGGCTTCGGCCTTCGATTCCGCCCAGATGGATCCAAAACGCTCAGAGTCTTTTTCAAAGCTGCCCGTCTTAGGGTTCATCCGGTCGAATGTCACCGTGACCTTGTAGAGCTTCAAATTGGCCTCCTTGCTTCACCGAACCCATGGAGCTCTGTGCCTGACACCTGGTGGACCGTGAGGTGCTCCTTCTCCATCTCCTCGCGGAACTTCTTAATGAGCTCCCATTTCTTCCAGTCAGGCATCTGGTCCCCGACTTTCACGGAGATCCCCTGGATCGTGTCTCCAAAGGGTGTGGTGACCTGGCCTTGCTTCACCTCGGTGTCCCCGACCAACCTCGCCAAAGCGACGAGACGGTCGAGGGTCCGAAGAAGCTTGGCTAGCTCAGCTTTTTTGCGAGAAGGGCCTCCACCTTCTGAGACGCATGGGTGAAGCCCCAGGCCATCAGGATCGCGGACACCGCGCCGCCGATCACGACCAGGTCGCCCTGCTGTAAGCCATCGGCCAAGGCCGCGGCGATGGCACCGACGCCGGTGGCGGTGGCGGCGATGGAACCGAGGACACGCTTTTTGCCGCTGAGCCACGCATTGACCGGCGCGAACATTTTTGTGATGAAGTCCATGTGATATCTCCTTTTTGGTGTTATTTGTCCAAGATGTCCTTGTGGACCCGTTCCAGCTTCTCGAGAACGCGCTCGTTCTCTTCACGGCACCGCTGGGCCGCCGTCTTAAGGTCTGAATGTCTGGTCTGGTGCTCGACCTGAGCGCTCTCGATGCGCTGGTTCAGGTTGTTGATCGCCGCGTTCTGCTCTTTAAGGAGGCCGGACTGCTGCTGGATGATTCCGACAAGCCTCTCCTCTCGACCGGCCGCATCCTTTAAAAGACGCTGCTCGCGTATGTCCGAACGGTCGCTTGATTCCTTCTCGCGCTTTGTGCTGCTCGTCAGCGTGTACCAGACCACCCATGCCAGGATGACGATGGTCGCTACGGCCATGACTACGGTTAGGCCGACATTGTTCGCGAGCTCAGAGCCTTGTTTGACGACTGTGACTGGGTCCATTAATGGCGGCCCAAGACCCGCGCATGGCGTGGATAACCATATGCGGGTCTGTAGTTTTGCATCGTGCCCTACCGCTTGACCGAGTAGGCCAAAAGCTCTTTTTCACGCTCGTCGAGCTTCGCCTTGCGCGCATCGAGCTCCTGCTCGCGAGCGTCCAAGCCCTGCTTGGTCAGTTCGTTGAGACGCGCGGCGTCGTTGGCGGCCAAGAGCGATTCTTTGGCGGCGTCCGCGGCTTTGTCGGCGTTGGCCTTAGCTTCGGCGTAGTCGACCTTCTGCGCTTCCCACTCGGCCTTCGCGGCGTCGAACTCGGCCTGCTGTTTGGCGACAGAGTCAAAAGTGACCTGGGCGTCCTTCTGAGCGTTCTCAAGCTGCAGGGCTTGAGCGACGAGATCCTTCTCGCGTTTGTCGAGCGCCGCGACAGCCGCGTCGTGGGCGTCCAGGAGCGCCGGCAGTGCTTCGGCTTGGGTATTGGCGGCCGCTCCGATCGCGGCTAGGTTTGAGGCGAGTTCTCTAAGTGCTTGCATGTTTTGGCTCCTTTTATATGGCGACGATGTCGACGCTGGCGGTCGCACCGCTCGCGTTTGAAAAATAGGCCTCGGTCACTTCAGCGATCCAGTCGATGATGCGCGTGGTGTTCGCATGAATAACGATAGACTTGAGGCTGCCGGTGGCAGTGGCGGCGTTCTGATTGGTGCGGAACTTCACCGTGATGCGCTTGTCGGAATGGATCTCGATGTAGTTCGCCTTGGAGCCTGATAGTGGTGAAAAGAAGTCAGAGCCGCCTGTGAGGCTAGTGAGCGCCACGTCGGCAGCGCCATCAGATACGGTCGTGTCGATTGACGAATATAGACCGCTCTTTGAAGCTGCGATGATGCGGGATGCTTCGACTGAGGAAACGCCTCCGCTTGAGCGGCCGCGGACTTCGCTGCTCATTGGGTCACCATGATCTTGCGGCCAGTTGCGGCGGTTTCTGCTACTGAGTAAGCGGATGTGGGTGGGGTGAAGTCAGATGTCCATCTGGCTACGCCTTTAGACACTCTTAACTCATCCATATAACCGTTGCAGGTCCTACCACGATTCGTGCCATCATAGAACCATGTCCCGATAGCAACGCTTTGGGTATAATTTGGATAAGTAACTGAGTAG